TCGCCACCTTCTCCATATTCACCCTTGAAAGGTCTCCGTCCGCTGTCTTTGAAGGAGAACGAACTGCGATAATACTTTTCGAGGTTGTATCTCTCTCCAGCAGCAAGGGTTACTCGGGTTGGCTCTGGACCAGGAGCATAATGAATTGACTGCAATGAGCCGTTGTAATATGTACCGATGGCGGTTGACTTGTACAAGTTACCGGTTACGTCATCATAGTTGCGAGACTTGTCGGCAGCCTTCATTGTCATTTCAGCCGCATGATCCATCTTCTGCTGCATCTTTTCTACAGCCATCTGACGAATTTTCTTCTCGACCTGTAAAAACTGACCTGATAAACTTGTCATAATCTAAACCCTTGTCAAATTCCAATATACAACAGTCCTGTTATTATCCGGCTCGCAGTCCTTAACCATACCTACCTCGGTGTTGTTGCCGACAGTGGAGTAGATGGTGTCGCCGTCAAGAGGACATCTGTCAGCATCCCATTCGTCATATCTGACAGGAATCGATGCCTTCCTCTTGTTCTGATCGACGTTCTTGTCTCCCTCTGTAGTGGTATCGGTATAGCTGCGGCCTTCGCCATAGTAGAGAATGATTTCCTTGTCCTCACCAACCGGAGCATCATCATCGGCAAACGGGTCATCAGGGTCGGCTTTTCCGACGACCTTCCTCACGATCTTGATGATGTGAGGATATCTTGGGTTTCTGATGTTTTCCTTTTCCATACGCCTTATTTGATGATGTGAGGGAGAGGTTCTCCCCAAGGAGAATAATTCGCCCTCTTTACTCCGTGGGAGGTCACCCGGAAGGTGGATTTCTTCTTGAGCATCGAATCAGGCTCCAGCTCCGCATAGATAGCGTTAGCCTCTGCCTTCATCTCGCTCCTGTCGTTGTCCGACATGTCATAGCCACCTCCCGAATGAGTCCATCCGTTATCGGAATCGGAGGTGTTGTTCACCTTGCTCGGACCAAGAATAAACCATTTCAGCATGTCGGCATAGGCAAGTCTAACCTTGTCCTTGTCGCAGGCTTCGAGGTCAATGCCATTTTCGAGCTCCCTGTCGTGCATGATGCCCAGCAGAGCCTTCATCGGCATCTCGAACTTCACCTTATTAATAAGGTAGTCGTTCACAGTGTAAATGTTCACCTCCGAATCCATAGTCATACAATCTAGTTACGTTAAAGAACTAACCCTTCTGGGTAATGTTGATAATCCAACGGTAAGGAGCATCGAGCATAGCAGGAACAGAAGCGAGGAACAAGTCTGTCTTGAACTCCTGGAACATACCGTTTGCGGTAACCATGTTACGGAGCAGACCGAGACCGTTGTTTGTCTGTGCCCAAGCTACATCCACTAGCTTATTGCCGAGAGTATCGAAGATTCGCTTGTCGAGAATCTCCTTACGCATGAAACGCAATGGCTTACCAGCAGGGCGAAGAACGACTGTTCCGTCTGCCCAACCACGAATCTCGGTAACTGTTCCGTCGAAGCGCTTGTTGTGCTCAACCTCATCGACAATCTCGATAGGAGAAAGACCATTGAGGTCAACAACAGACTTCAGGAACATTGCGTTGTTCGGACCGTAGTTCTGCAATACTGCCACAAAGTTAGCGTTCGCCCAGCTCTTGTACAGCTCGGCAATCTGCTTGTTCTTCAAGAAGACGTTGTTGTAGTCGTTCTTGGTCATCTGCCATACGAGAGGTACACTGCGGTACTCAATATGACTGTTGCGCCAATCCTCCTCAAACTTACGCATCTGTTCGAGCAGGTCGCAGTTCTCGTCGTTCCAAGCAAGCTTACCTGCCTTCTTGAAGTTCTCGGCTGGAACCTTTGCGTCATACAGAGGCTCCTGGATACCGCGACCGATCTTGTCGTAGTCGATGACACCCTTAGAACTCAACTGTGCTGACATGTAGGTCATAGTCATGTCAAGAGAGTCATACAATACCTGAACCTTGTCGAGATAAGCATCAACCAGGTCTGCATCGTTGCCGAACTCATCCTGGAGGAGCTTCATCTTGTGGTAACGCTCTGTCGCAGTCTCACGGAAGCCGTCAGCAGCGAAGTCTGGGATTGAAGCGGTATACCACTCAATACCCTCGTGGTCGTTCTGATAGCCCTCGCCGAGAGGGGCACGGAGGTTCATCAAGGTTGCAGGGTTCAAAGTGCGAAGACGAACCTTGAAGGTTGCGTCGCCATTATTAGATGTAGGGGTGAGGTTTGGATCAATGTCACCCTGTGTCAGATACCAGCCGTTGTTACAGCGCAATACGCCGTCACGATTGACGAACTTCTGAAGGTAAGTATTGTTACCCTTGCCAGTGAAGAACTTCGCAAGCTGCTCGACACCAATATCAATTTTTGCCATAATCCTGAATCAATCTTTTTACGTTAGACAATAGGTTAAATGTGCCAGAACTCTGGGTAGAGTGACTTGTTCATCGCCTTAACGGCAGGAGGAACAGGACCCATGCGGTCAAGCCACATAACGCAGTCTGGATTCAACATACAGAAGTTGTTGTTGTTGCGAGGCTGATGATACTTGTCTCCGCCGGCATTGAAATAAGGAAAATCGTTGTCGCTCGGAGCAAAGCAGTTAGGATTGGTCACCATAGGCAATACGGATTCGCCTGCACTTGCAGCCTCAACCAATACGTCACCTACCTTCAATGCGCCGAGAGCAGCAGAAAGAGTAACCTTCCAAACGTCACCTGCGGCATCATCAGCAGTAGCCTCGACTGCTGAAATAGTCACACCCTTTGCCTTTGTCTTGAAGTCCTTCTGACCGACCATGATGGTGTCGCCAGGGAACGGAATGTGAACGAAGCCGTTACGAACGATGTAGATGTCTGTGTCTGTAGACGCAGTTGTAGCCTTTGCTACACCGTAAGCCTTCAGAATCTTGAATGTTGCGCCGGGACCGTCGTTGCCAGCTGTAAAACCAAGGTCGTGCTCAATCAAGTCACCGGCATAAATCTTAGCCTGACCCTTGAACGGATTGACGAGCTTGCCACCAATAGGTGGGTGAACGAAGGCATTCTTGATAAGCGCCTCAAGACCGGCAAACACATATCGGGTTCCGCCGACCTTACCTTCTGTCTGAATGATGGTCGCACCGTGGTTCAGCATGCCACGAGTACCCATCTGTTCCATGTAGGAAATAGAAGTGTTGTCCATAATCTTTTTACCTTTTTAAAATTGTTATCCTGAAATTACTTCTTGTCTCCACCGCCGAATCTCTTCTTTCGACGCTCGGCCACTTCTTCCATAAACTTGTCATCATCTGTGGACGTGCCTCCGCTAGACGTGCGACTGCCTTTTGCAGGAATACCGTTTTCACCGGTAGCCTCCTTGTACTCTGCGGTGTAGATTTTTTCAGCCTTAGAAACCAGGTCGTCGATGTCGGCATCTTCGTCCGGAATCTCCAGCTTTGCGATTGCAGCATTGAGGAAGTAGTTCTTCATTTCAAGATTTGCCTTGTCGAACTTATCCTTCAAACCTGCCTTTACAGACTCGATGGTTGCCTTCCTTGCAGCCTTCTTGTCCCTTTCTGCGTTAGCTTCCTTGAGGGCTTTGATTTCTTTGAGAAGCTCGTTGTATTTGTCGTCAGGATCGTCATCCTTGTCAGCCTCCTTACGCTTGCGCTCCTCTTCCTCTTCCTTCTTCTTGCGTTCAGCCTCCTCCTTGCTCTTCTTTACCTCGTCAGAGATATTCTTGTGCAAGTTGCCGTTGATACGCTTCAGACGGTTTGCTAACTTGGTAACCAACTTGGAATTTGCTTCCTCGTCATCACCGAAATCTTCCAAAACATCATCAAGTTCCTCATTGATGGTCTTTTGGCTAAGTTCTTTGAACTTGGTGGTGTCAACCTCCTTGTTCACTAATGCTAAGAGTTCCTCTCTTGTCATGTTGTTTGTTGATTTAAAATGTTATCCCGAAAGTGGTCCCTCCACCTCGAAAACGCATAAATATACCTTTTATTTCGCAAATATATGAATAAATATGCAATTATCAAAGAAAAATTGTATATTTTTGCAGTATTAAATGTATATTTATGCAGAAAGATGTATTTTCAGGATTAAAATTGGATAACGGAGAGCCTATTTACACTCAAGAGTATATCCAATCATTAAGAGACGCCGACAAGAAGCATCCCGACAAGCTGAAGATTATAGCTCAGCGTGGCGGTCAGGAACGCATGCTGTCTATAGACGCTGATATTAAGATAGTTGGCGGTTCGCGAGGCGGCTCAAAATCGTTCTCTTCCCTAATGGAAGTTCTGAAGGATATTAAAAATCCAGATTTTCATGCAACAATTCTTCGTAACGAAAAAGACGACTTACAGTCCTTAGTGACAGACTCTTATAAATTGTTCTCCCAATTTGGAACTTACAATAAGTCACAAAATGATATGACCTGGAACTTCGATAACGGAGGATGGCTCAAATTCTCGTACTATGCTGGAGCCTATCAGGATTTCAAGACACGATTCCAGGGGCGCCAGTATGCCTATGTCTGCATCGATGAGGGTACCCAGTGTCCATACAAGAAGTTCAAGTACCTATTGACCAACAACCGAAACGCAGCTCACATACGAAACCGATTCTGGATTACCTGTAACCCTGACCCGGAATCATGGGTGCGAAAGTTCATCGACTGGTGGGTTGATGAGAATGGATACATAATACCGGAGCGAGATGGAGTTATCCGATACTGCTTTATGGATGGAGATACGCCGGACTCAATCTACTGGGGCGACACAAGAGAAGAGGTTTACGAGCAGTGCAAGGGCATCATCGATAGTCTTTGGAAGGACAGCTACGAGGAGCTTGGATACACAAAGCTCGAAATGTTCATCAAGTCGGCAACATTCATCCGCGCCGATGTATCAGAGAACATCAAGCTCATCTCCACCGATGCTTCGTATATCGCCAACCTTGCACAGCAGGACGAGCGTATGCGAGACCTCGAAGCCAACTGGAACTGGAAAGCTGCCGGCGATGACATGATCAAAATGGAAGACCTTGAAGAAATATTCGATAACTCCGAACAGACAGGAGACGGAAAGCGCAGAGCTTCTGCCGATGTTGCATTCACGGGCGGCGACAACTTCGTGATGTGGCTCTGGGAAGGATGGCACTGCAAAGACTTGGTTGTTCTGAGGCTGGACCCTAAGACACTTGTTTCTGTAGTTGAGGCTAAGCTGAGAGAGTGGGGCGTTGAGGAATGTAACTTCACTTACGATATGCAGGGTATCGGTCAGTACTTTAAGGGATTCTTCAAGGATGCCGTCCCATTTAACAACCAGGCAGCACCTATACCTCAGAATCATCAGGAAGAAGAAGGAATCAAATACCTATATAAGGATTTGAAGTCTCAGTGTGCGTGGTTATTCTATAAGATGATAAAGGAGAAGCAGATTTCCATCGACTCGGCCCTGCTTGAAAGAAAGTATTCAGGAAACGGATTTGACAAGGTTCCTCTCAGACAAATTCTCCAAAAGGAGCGAAAGATGCTCCGACGTGATGAGGACGGAGATGATAGGGGATTCAAACTTATGCCTAAAAAGAAGGCCAAGAAATATGTCGGGCACTCGCCTGACTTCTTTGAATCTTGGTTCTATGTAATGATATTCAGTTCAACAAAAAAGAAAAATAAAAAGGTAAAAGGATTATGGATGCTATCAAGGTAACAAATTTCAGAAAGATTCTGGTAAAGAAGCCTTTCTTTGAACTCACGCCAAAGGGGTACATGACCCACGATGGCTATAGCAGGAACGAGGTGTCCGATAATGAAGACCCTCAGATGCCGCAAGATACATTATACAGAGTGGTTAAGACTCAGAAGGACTTCCTTCGTGAGTTCTATCCTACGTCCCACAAAATCTTCGACAAGGATCTCTACCCTGACATCTGGAGAAAGAATCCGGAAGACGGGAAATGGTATGTCCAGGAGATTCAAAGAACGGCATTTGCTTTCCAGCAGGTTATTCATACGAAGCACGTTCTCCACATGACAGGTAACGATATTCAGTTTGAGCTTGCCGGTGATCCTGAGATGAAGAAACAGGAAGAGTATATTAATCTCCTTGCCAAGTTCAAGAAGGGATGGTATATGCATGATATGGAGATTCGTCACTATGAGGCTGTAAGTTCGTACATGAAGGTTGCTGAGGCTGCTGTAGTCGGATTCTTCGATAAAAACAAGAAATTCGGTACTCGCACATTGGCTTTCGATAGGGGAGACACATTGTATCCTCAGTTCGACCCTCTTACTGGTGAACTCGTTGTGTTTGCTCGCAAGTATTACGACTTCGACGAGGAAGGTAATGAAAAGATTGAATGGGTAGAGGTGTGGGATGACAAGACTTTCTACCGCTTCAAGAAGCAAGTTAACGAAGGCAAGGTCAAGGAGACTATCAAGAGAATTGCCAAGATATTCGGAATCGACGACTACACTTGCGTTGAAGAGAAAGCTCACGGCTTCCCATTTATCCCTGTTGCATACGTAAGAAATGATGACGGTCCATGCTGGTCTGTTGTACAGAAGAACATCGAGGACTACGAGGAAGCTTTCTCTTATCTCTGCGAGAACAACAAGGCTTACGCCTTCCCTATAATGAAGTTGAAGGGTGACGGAGATGATATTACCGTTGTTGGTGATACGAATGGTTCTGCAAAGATGATTCAGATTACTGATACGAATGGTGATGCTGGCTTTATTAACGGAACAGACGCTTCCGATGCATTTGCGACACAGCTCAACAAGTCGTATGACCTCATCTATGAGCTTTCGTTCACAGTAAAGCCACCGGAGCTGAAGTCGGGTGATCTTCCGGGCGTTGCCATCAAGCTGCTCTATTCTCCTGCTATCGAGGTTGCTGAGAACGATGCTAAGAAGATGCATCCGTTCCTGGATCAACTTGTTCGTATCTCAAAGTATGGTATCGGAGTTGAAGAAAACTGCATGGCCACTATGACCGGTCTTCCTATTCACGCTTGGGTGGAAATCTATGTGCATCAGAATAAATCTGAAACAATAACAAACTTAGCGACAGCTGTTCAGAACAACTTCCTCTCAAAGCAGACCGCATCTGAGCGTTGTCCAGAATTCCCAGTTAACGATGAATACGACCGTATCATGCGCGAGAAGAAGGAAGAGGATCAGCAGGACCTCCTCATGGATATTCAGCGTGCGGATAACGAAACTCAAAATGCAATCGAGGAGCAGAAAGCTACTGCGAATATTCAGAATGGAGGTAGTGGAAACGTACGTACGGGTCGCGGAGCTGGACGCCCAAATAAGTCAGGAACCAAATGGGACGAGAATCGGAACGCCCCGAATGAGAACAACTGGCAACACTACAACCAAACCCATTAATAGCCTATGGATGAATTAAAACGTTCTGTCGATTACAGCAGGAAGCGCTTGCAGGCAATCCGAAACTGCGAGGACCATGTTGCAGATATTCTCTGGAAATCGACACAGAAAATAATTGCCGCAAGTAAGCGATACAGAGGTGCGGGCAGGCTCACAAACGAGTCAGCCCTGCTCTCTTACGCCAAGAATGTTACTGCTGATGCAGAGGAGAGTATCAATAGCTACATCTCTGCTTACTCCAAGGCTTCGTGCAAGATTCTCGGGATTGACAGCGAGAATATAGAATCATTTCTCGTCAGCGACATCTACGGAAAGACGACATCCGAAAGAAACGCCGTCTATCTCGGAAACTTTGCTGAAGATATTGTAAGGATGATCAAGGCAGGAACCTTGATGGGATATTCTGACCAGCAGCTCCTATCTTCCATCCGCACAGGATACAAGGACCCATATCACACATCAGTCATTACCAAAGCGAAGAGAAAGGATATCAACATCGATGTTCCTTCTTACGGAAAGGGATACTACAAGAACGCCTATCAGAACATCGTAAGAAACGCTTCTCAGGTGATTGCTTTGGCGTGGGGACAGGCAGAGCAGGAGTATGGGCAGGAGAACAAGGCTATCGGGTTTTACGTCAAGAGAGGAAGTAGCTATTACTGCGAGCTTTGCCAAAGCGAAGCTGACGCAGGCCTTCATTCTTTCAAAGACCCATACCCTCCGTATCACCCTAATTGTCAATGTGTAACAATATTTGCATTCAAGGATAATAAAAAGAAATAAGATTATGATTGAAGAAACAAAAGGATACACGTTATCCGTCGATACGTACAAGAAGGCGAAGGCTCTCGGTATGAAAGACCCTCGCTATTACATCTATGCAAGTCTCCGTGGCTCAGGTATGCCAATGAGGGATTGTTGGGCGATTTCCTTCCAGGGAGAAGGATTCAACTGGACAAAAGACGTTCTGGAACGTGAGATGAACAAGCTAGAGTCTTTAGAGTCTGTTCAGAAGAGAATCGCAGAGGTGCAGGGCAAGAAAGCGAAGAACGAGAATAGCGACGAACTCACCCAAGAGGAACTCATCAAGGCTACCTCAAAGGAAGAGATTCTGAGAAATCTCGTTATCGCTCAGCGCAAGCAGAAATTTGGCTCTCCAGAGTGGCAAAAGACGACAGCCATGATAGCAGACTATTCTAAGATTAAGCAGGATGAGATTGATACGGAGTCAAGCGTGATACACTATTACTTGCCTCTGTCTCTACCAAGAACCTGTAGTGAGTGCATCTTGTTCAAAAACGGTCAGGCAGACTTCCAAAAGAAGAAGAAATAGTTAAATTCGTGTTAAAGTAACTTTGTTTTACTCGAATTTCAGCAAAACCAAGTATCTTTGCAGCAGATTAATGTTCACAGGTTCTTTCTGCTGAGCATAATTCTAAAATTGGTTAACAAAGGGCGGTGTCTTCACAGATACCGCCCTTACTTTTTTATATATAATGAAGTAGAAGAAAAATATAAATTCAATCAGGATACTTCTCTCCAGTGATGAGCTCAAGCGCAGTTATGACCTGATCATTAAGAAGAGGGTCGTTAAACGTAGGAAGAATGCCGTATGATGGCAGTTTCTTCGTTTCTGCGGCCTCTAAAACGAACTGGAGTGCCTGTACTAGAGAAGTATGGTCTTGAACGACCTCAAGCAATTTATCACTCATCCTTGCCTCCTTCCTTCTTAATCTGCTCTGCCATCTTAAGAATAGTCTCGGCGTGCTTATCGCGGTCGATGACTTCCTGTACGGCCTCATCGCTCTCCTTGCGAAGCTGCTCTTCTGTCTTAC